CCTGGAAACTATAGTACAGCGTTCCCGCAAACCCAAGTTGAGACACTAACTCAAGAACAGATTAGATTCTCACAGTCCATTAAAGAAGAAGGAGGAGTTTCATTCTACTCTGGACTTAACTCTAACGGTGACCTATTCATTGGTAACCAAGTTATCAACCCTGTTACAGGTCAGATTACTAACGAAGACATCGCACAGTTAAACGTTGTTGGAGAAGAAAGCACAACTATTCAGACATTCTCTGAGTTGGTGCTGACTGATAAACTGACTGTAATCGGTGGAGCATCTAACCAGTTAGAATCTATCTTTGCAGGTCCTGTTACATTCCAAGGTTTAACAACCTTTACTAACAACCTTCAAGCAAGAAAGATCTCTTACTATAACCAAGATGGTACAGTTATCAAACAAACTCTACTCGCACCTGCTGATGCAAGTGGACAACCAGACTTCTCTAATATCACAGGATACGATACACCTGCTGACGGTGACCTTGTTTATAATATTAACTGGACGCCTGGGAAATCTCTTGGTTGGATATACTACAATGGAGCATGGTCAGAGTTTGGTCTCACAGATACTGGTGAAATCAATATTGACACTTTCTCTGGCACTCAACATATTGGTATTGGTACTGCTGCTGTATCTGGATTCAGAGTTGGTATATTAGGCAGTGCTAAAGTCGATGGTGACTTAGTTGTTACTGGTAGAGGTGGTGTTGGTGCTGATAAGTATATTCCTAAAACATATACTGGTAATGGTTCTAACCAGAGTTTCAACATTACTACATATAGTGGAGGCATCAAACATAGTGTCAACTCTGTATTAGTATTCCTTAATGGTGTAAGACAAGCACCAACAGATAACTACACAGTAAATGCTAACGGATCAAGCGTAATAATGAATGATGCACCTCTAGCATCAGATACTGTTCACATTCTAGAACTACCTATCTAACATGGCAACGACAAGAATAAGCGGTAATCAAATCGCAAACACTACAAGTGCAATTATAACTACATTGAGTTTTTTGAATGATAACTCAGTGTTTAGGTTACCTTCTGGTACTCAGTCTACAAGACCTACTGGTGTATCAGTCGGTACATTGAGATTTAATACTACAATAGACCAAGCAGAAATATATAAAGCAGATGATGGTACAGGTAGTGCAGGTTGGACACCAGTTGCAGGAGGAGGACCTGCTATAGGAACTGATAGTATTGTACGAACAAATAATAATGTAATCGCAGAGAATCTTACAGTCGGACCAAGTGCAAACAATGGTGCTGAGTTTACCAACGGAATGAGTGCAGGTCCTATATCCATAAATTCTGGTTTTACTGTTACAGTCGAGTCAGGTGCTGCATGGAGTGTTAGATGAAGTTACGAGTACAGAACATACAAGGATTGACACCTAATTTTACTGTTACTGTTAACAGTGATAGTGATTTAGCATTCAAAGGTTCTTCATACTTATATGGTTCACTGGGAAATCAGAGATCTTTACCTATACCATATGGAACTACTCAACAGTTTGCTGATGCACAAATAAATAATGCACCTAGAAGGGGATATGAAACAGGAGAGATAAGATATAATACAACAACAAATAAATTAGAAGTATTCAACAACGGTGTGTGGGCAGGTTAATAGTAGAAGATGGGGACGTCCCCGACTTGACATTATATCAAAATAGGATTAGAATATGTGATAAGTGTGAGTACAAATCGCCTATTGGTATCTGTACTAAATGTAACTGTGTGCTTGCAGTTAAGGCACGCTTTCCAATATTCCACTGCCCGATTAATAAATGGTAATGAGTCCTTTTGCAGGTGGAGAACCTGTAATAACAAAATCTATACATCATGATAACTTTATCAGTGAGTTTGAAACTAACTTAGATTGTACAGATATAATAGAATATTATAAGTTCATATCAGATAATGGTTTGACAATCAAGAGACACTCAGAGAAAGGTGCTGCTGATTCTCAAATCTTTATGCATGAGTTACCAGTAGAATATTTTCATGATAATCTATCAAGAACTATATTCAGACGTTGGAACTATGTTACTGACCAAGCACTAAGAGAGTATGTACTAAAATATGACATCTTAGTTGGTCGTAGGTTTCAACATACTATGGCAAAGATACAAAAAACAGAACCAGGACAGGGTTATCATGCTTGGCATTATGAGTCAACACCCTCTGCACCATACCGTAAGTTAGCAACTATGATCTACCTTAATGATGGTTTTGAAGGTGGTGAGACAGAATTTTTATATCAACATTTTAGAGTGAAACCAAAGGCAGGTAAGTTTGTTATATTTCCATGTGATTGGGCATGGACACACAGAGGTAATCCGCCCCTAAATAATGATAAGTATATTGTTACTGCATGGGTAGAGGAGTATCCAACGCCAGGACAATAAATAGAAATACTATAACCTGTTTAAATGAGTAAACTCACCGTAGCAAGTATCGGTGGTATACCTGCATCACTTAACCAAACTACAATTCCTGCGGGGCATACGTTACAGATAAATGGTAATGTATATCATGATGGTACTGGTGCTTTGCGTCTACCTGCAGGTACTACAGCAGAAAGACCTAGTTCACCAGTTACAGGTTACATGAGGTGGAATACATCATTAGTAGCAGTAGAAATTTATAACGGTAGTACATGGATACAATATTATGGAGAGAATGGTACATCTAATGCACCATTTACTTCAATGGCAAACTTAACAAGTCGTGATCCTGGTTCTGGTTATTGGTATATAAAATTTGATGGTACTAATACAGAAGAAGTATATGCATATAAAGACCCTAATGGTAAGTATTGGGTCATGGTTGCATCTATTACAGACGACACTTCACATGGTAGTTACACAGGTGGTTCGGACAGTTGGTACGGTAACTGGACAACTACATCAACTACTGGTACTGCAAGAAATGCAATGGGATCTGACTTCAAGTCAAATCATTATAGAGGATGGTCAGCAAATGATGTATTGATTATGCAGGGATTTACTGCATCAGGAACTCCTTACGATCAATCTACGGATGTTGGATATATTACTGGTTGCTTTACCAACAGAGGTGGTAACATGTATAATATGTTTCGTGACCATATTTCTCTTGCTAATCACAGTAATATTGGTGGTACTGAGATTGGTGGAATGCAATTTTTTAAAGGGTCTGCACAGGCATCAGATAATAGATACAGAGGTAGCAGTGCAGGTGAACTAGATCCAAATAATACTTGGCATTTATCACCCGCAAACTGCGAAAACTATACCTTTAGTATGATTAACGCACTTGGTTGTTCATCAAATGGATGTAACGTTGAACACCATGCGTGGGTAGGTAACACTGGTAATAACTATTCAAATCAAAACTTCCCAGAACCAAACTGGTCTGGTAGTTGGGGAATAAATAATCCTGGCTCCGAAAACCATATGTACTGGTTATTCTTCTACGCATAAGACATGAGTACTCTAAACGTTAATGAACTAAATGCACCTGCGGATCACAACTTTGAGATCAAAGTTGATGATGGAGAACTTCTGAATGTCAATGGTAATTTAGGTTTAAATCCATTATCACACTTTAAATTACCAGTAGGAACTACAGCACAAAGACCTTCTTCTCCATTTGTAGGAATGATAAGGTTTAATAGTGAACTATTACAGGTAGAGGTTTGGAGTGGTAGTGCATGGTTGCAGATTGTAAAAGCATCATCAGGTGGTAATAATGGTAGTACTCCTGCACAGGCAGCAGCAAATGTTCAAGAATTGATGGACGCAGGTGTTGCTGCAGATGGTAACTACTATATGAACTTAGATGGTACAACCCGTAGATACTTTGTACCGATCAACAGTCACCCGTATTATATTCTCATAGGTAACTGGGGTGGCGGTGGTGCTGCATTTTTTAGTAACGCATCAGCATTATCAGGAGAGAACTTAAATGACCAAGGAGATACAACTCCTACAGGTAACTTTGCATATAACTCAACATGGGGTTATTACAGAAATGTAAGTGGATCTGACTTTAGACACGCAACTTTTAGTAATAGAGGTGTCACATATCGTTATGTGAAGATGAGAATGAACCTTTATAACTACTACTCTAATGATGGTGTTAATGGACGTAACTTCCTAAATATTTCGTCAGGAGTTGGTGATGGTCTAACGATCATGCGTGACAACTCACAATCTGGCGATGGTCAGCACATCTTTACCTTTTACACTGCTATCTCTAACAATGATGGTAACTCATGCCCATCAACAGCAGGTCAGCAACCTACACACGTTGCAGGTGGTAATAATCCAGGTGGTTTTATGGGTAACAGATATACTTGTTTCTCTAGATCAGGAAACAGTTATAGTGCAGAGTATGTAAGAAACTTTACAGTACAACCAGGAGATAACTCTGGTGGCACAGGTCCGAACGTATTTAATGGTGATGCATGGTTCACCGTTGATTTAGGAACA